AGAGGCCTCATAGTGTTCTTCCAGCGAACCGTTTCAAAATTTATCAAAGAAACGCCTCTCTTTGTATAGAGAAGCCTTTCTTTTTCAAAAAAATCTTATTTATTTCATTGTTAGATAGAATAATCATACTAAAAAAACTCTTCCAAATTACCGATTCCGTGTTTTCTCTCTACTTTACTGACATTTGCAGTGTTATGATTGACACTATCGCCCTTATGTTCATAAGGCATTGTATTTGTAAATTCATATTTTGTTTCGCCTGGACGTTTAATTTTCCATTGCAAATCTTTCCCTTTTGGATAATTTATATTCCATTCACATGTGGATTTTTTAAGATACTTACGATCCTTCTTTGTTATAGGAAGAATATATCGAAACTGTTTTCCCCAAACTCTACTGAATCCCAACTCACCCATTTTAGCATCATTGGGACGAGGCCCATACTTTGTATCCATTCGATTCATTTCTTTTTTCATTTTGCGTTGGATAGTACGAAAATGGACTTTCTCTCCTGTTTCGGAAACGTATACATCACTCCATATGAAACCACCATATAGAAAGTTTGCTGCCTGATAAACATAGCCAGGTTTACCGACTATTCCATCTGCCCAAGTGTATAGGTATTTTCGTTCTGGTGTGTTTTCTTTCATCCACTTCACAGTCGCACTAAGCATTTGAGATTCAGAATTACGAGGCATATCCTCATTCATACACATTTTTCCTATCTCATAATAATCACTAGTAGTAAGTTCTGGAAACATCTTCTTTATCGTTCCCATAGGATTTGTACCCCATCCTAATGTAAGAACGCCTACCAATTCATCATCTTGATATGCACCCAACCATTTTTTAGTGAGTTTAGGCATAACAGGAGAATAGTGCCTTTCTTGAACAAAAAGAGTGGCCACTCTCCAATCCACAAGTTTCATTTCAATCAAATCTCTAAGTCCTGTAAATCATATAAATCCATTTCTAAATCCCATGTTCGATCCGCTATCATATAATAATTTCCTGGTTCAACAGCTGGCCAGCGCAGGGCCCTAATATTATACAAGCCCTCATCTAATTCATGCAATATATTATACTCAAGTAATTTAAAATTGCGTAATCCCCACGGTCTTTTTAATGATTTATAGTCTTGCAACTGGCGATCAGCAGCTGCGCTATCGGTTTTCGGCCAAATATCTAAAACACTTTTTAAAATATCTATTGGCATGTTATAGTCCCAGGCCAAACGACAATCTATAGTCCAATCATCTTGATGATTTGCAAATCTTTTTTCTGATTCATTAATAAGTGAATCTATTTTTCGTTTTTTATTTAATATATCTTTTGAAAGTTTAAAATAACTTTTTCCACCTCTCCATCTAGGATGACTAGATAATTTCCCAAAGCTAGATTCTTGTCCATCTTCTTCAATCAAATTTGCAAATTCAGTTGATTCCCAATAAAATGGATTTGCTTTTGTAAATAATGAGAAATATTCTTTAATTTCTTCTCTATCATTAGATTCAAATAAAATTTTTGTATTATGAAATTCATGGCCAGGTATGATATTGTGTTTTCTCCAATATACACCAGAACCTTCATAATATTTTTCATTAGGGTATTTTATTGTTGACTCGTTAAGTTCTTGCTCTGTTTGACCAACATATTGTAACCCACACAATTTACATTTTTTAATATAAGCCTTTATCAAATCTCTAAGTCCTGTGCCTCAGTGTATAGAGTCCTCATAGTGTTCTTCAACCTATCTTTACTCAATGTTACATCTAGCTCGTCAATATACCGCTCAAGCAGTGTCATAGTGTCCTCAGTGTTCTCAACAATATCATCCGACACATTGTTCGCATCTAACTCTGAAAAGTCTTCTACAATCTTAACCTCATGACAATCAGCCTGTAAGAGCTTATCTACAAACTTATCAAACTGGTAAAGGTCTTTCTTGTTGACCACAATCAACTTGACATACTTATCCTTGTATTGTGTCATGTCATCATTCATCTCTGCACTATCATCATAATATATTTTAGAGTATATTGTCAAGGGATTTACGATACGTTCTAGTTGTCTTGTTTCTGTGTCAAACACATGAAATCCTTTTGGGTCACCCCAATCATTCCAATAGATTTCATATGGCGTGCCAAGATAATACACATGGCCATCGTCAGACTTGTGATGATAGTGTCCACTCATTACCATATCAAAACGATTGAATTCATTTTTGTCCCAACCATGATCCATGAAAAATCCTTTCTGCATTTCAAAACCATTCAACTCCAAATGGCCCATACAGATTTGTGCAGTGGATGTTTTCAACATCTTCATGGTGTTAGACATATTCTCACTGTTTATCCAGGGTACAAACAATACCTTACATCCGTCAAAATCTACTTCGGTAGCTTCTGGATACACTGTAATATTACTGTGTTTACCGTCCACCAGTTCTTGCAGAGAATTAACTGAGTTGGTGTTTTTATAATAGGTATCGTGATTGCCTACAATCATATGAAAATCAATACCCGTAAATTGGTCTATAAACCTCTCACGAAAATCCTTTGCGATTCTGTAGGATACAAACTTTCTTCTGTCCATCACATCACCGAGATGAACAACAGTGGTTATGTTGTTGTCTTTGAGATAAGGAAAGAAAATTTTCTCATAGAACTCAAAGAAGTAATCATTGAATGCAAGGCTATCATTTCTCGCTCCAAAATGAGTATCGGTAACCAATGCTATTTTCAAACGTCTTTCTCCATAAAGATTTCTAAACCTTTCTTTTTAGTTTCTTGTTTCTTAGTCTCGCGTACTTCCACATTATGATCCAGATGATTCAATAAAACATCATATGGAAGATCAATATTATACACAGTATCATCACCTTCCATTGTTACGAAAGATTCATAACTTTGTTTTTCAATCATCATATTTTTAACATGCGTCTGTTTCTTTTCTACCGCTATACGCCTGATAAAGGCATAGTAGATTATCTGGGTAAAATATGCAAATGGATTTTTAGATTTTTCTGGGTCAAAATTATGTGCATACTGCAAACAATTCTGAATGCCATCAGATATCATTTCATCACGATATGAGTAATTAATAAAATTTGGACGATAGGATAAATGGGTTGCAATTTTTAGAAAACACTCACCAATATAATTTGTTAGAGGTGGTTTGGGATCATCTGCCTCTTCTGCCATGGCACACTTTTCTTTCCACTCTGTCATAGCTTGTAGAAACTTTTTATTGTCCACATAATGAACACTTTTTTTCTTAGTCACGTTTAATCTCCTTTGATGATATAATATACCACAAAGATACAAATATGTCAATATAGTTATAAAAACACTTGACAGACAGTTTCTACATCCCTATAATAGCCTATGTGGGGCGGTTAATGAATAGTTTTATCTGGTTCTATATTCCTTATAAACTCTTTAAGTTCCTCTTCTTCTAGCTCTTCTAGCTCTTCATTCGTTGGTTCTGATTCTGATTCATAAAGAAATGCGTCTTTTTTAGCGATATTAAATTGATCAACACAATGAATATAGTAACTTGTTAGAGCGCTTGATGCTAGTGTAGACATAATAACGTGGTTAGAGTTTATAGTTATATATTCTTCATCCGTTAGTGGATGAATCCAAGGTGATAAACTTAAAGATTCAGCAAACCCAGTCTCTGTCATTTTTGGCATAATCATAAATTTTAATGGCAAAGATATATCTATAGTATTTTCAGATTTTACTACCTTTCCAATAATATTTTCACCATTGGTCAATTTTAGAATTGTAACTGATTCTTTCATAGTTTAACCCTATTGACTTTATAGTTGAATTGTTGGCTCTTGTATATCTTAAGGCGTTCGTAAAAATGTCTTAATGAAAAATTGACTTTAGTATCAGTGACGTTGAGGTCGTCGGCAACATCGAATAATCGAATGGTACTTTTAGTGTCAGTCTTTCGCAGGCCTCTTCCGATGGACTGCAAGACTCTGATTTTAGACTTGGACGGTGAAGAGAACACGATGTTGTGGATATTACGAATGTTGATACCAGTGCTAAAGGTGCCATAGCTCGCAACAATGATTGCATTTGTTTCATTTTCAATTATCTCTCTAATTTCTTCTCTGGTTTCTGTATTCACACCACCATATACGAAGAATATTGGTTTGTCTTTATATTTATCCTTTAACAAATCATACAAAACCTGACCATGTTTTTCTACGAATAGAAAAAGACATAGTGTGTTACCATTGAGCTGCCCCATAAGATTAACAAGAAAATCATTCCTTTCAGGTTTTGTGATGATAAATTCCAGTTCTTGTGCATAATCAAAATCTCTTACTTTTTGACTGTCTTCAGAAGAATGTTGCAACACAATGCAATTAATATCTAAGTTAGCCAATGTCTTATTATCAATAAGATCTTTAGTGGTTATAACATATTTAGATTTTCCAAACAACCCCTCTAGAACAAGACGATGTGTCTGAGTATCATCCAATGTTCCCGTCAGACCAAATCTATATTTACACTTGTTTAGTTTTGTCATGATACCAGTGAGAGACTTTGCTTTGAACAAATGAGCTTCATCACCTATCACACAACCAAACTGTTTGAAGTATCTTGGTGGCATTCTATGCAATGACTGCCATGTTGATATAACTACATCCTTGGTTATGTTTCTGTCGTGTCCCTGATAAATTTTTTGACAATAGATTTCTGCATTCCAACCATAATCCTCAAAGTCTTTATACATTTGTTCTACTAGTGAAGTAGTAGGAACCAGTATAAGTGTTTTCAGTTTTTTGATGTGATAGTAACGAACAAGAGAATATATGATAAGTGACTTACCAGATGCAGTAGGTGAAATGAGAAGAGCTCGGTTTGATGCAATCGCATGTGCAACCGCATCAACTTGATAATCTCTTAGTGAGATTCTTTTACCACCAAGAGTAGGTTTTAGTGATTCTACAAAACCCTCAACATTTTTTCTTGAGATGGGTCTTTTGCTTATCACACCCTTTTCAAGTGCAAACTCTACATTTGAGTTTTGCAGATACTCTTCTATGTAAGGTAAAAGTCCAACATAAATTTCTCCTGTATGTATGTTGAATAAACGAATTTTACCATCCCACATACGACTACGATATGCAGGCATAAACTTAAACCCTGGCACTTCAAAAGTAAAAAAGTCGTTTAGTTCTGCTGCGATAGCTGGTTCAACATCTGATAATACAAGATGTACTTCATCCTTCTTAGAGATAAGCATACTGGTATTCTTCTCTAGAACCATAGTCACCTCTAATAATGCAATTCCAAGAGATGCTTGTTCTTGCTGCCGAAGTAGGCGGAACCCAATGTTGTAACCATGAAGGAAAAACTAATCCTGTCCCAACATCAGAGTTAAACTGTAACATAGAAGAATTTTGCCAGGTGGCAATTCCTTTTGGTTTCAACACACTTGCTTGTG